TAATCATTGTATCTCTCAGGGATGAATCAATCTAGGTCTATGGATCTAATCAATGTATCAATCTAGGACTAATCATTGTATCTCTCAGGGATGAATCAATCTAGGTCTATGGATCTAATCAATTCAGGCCTACTGATCTAATTACCCCCACCCGCATCATATCATCTGTTAGTCCTATCATCCTAGATCATATCATCTGTTAGTCCTATCATCCTAGATCATATCATCTGTTAGTCCTATCATCCTAGATCATATCATCTGTTAGTCCTATCATCCTAGATACAATCAATTCAATGTCTATGGATCTAATCAATGCACATCATCCTACGAGAGTTAGTCCTAGGTCTAATTAATGTATCACATCCATCTGACGAGGTGCTTGAGTAAGCCACTCCCGAATACATCAGAGTAACGATCTAATACCTACCTCGACAGTGATTGTGAACTAATCCCTAACATGTGATTATGTAATTATCTGAGCTCTCCAGGGTATCAATGATATAATGTTACAATACCTTCCGCTAGTATTGCGACATCTCCCTCTAATCTATTGTGTTATTACTTCAATATCCTTGAATGAATCAACAACTCTCATACTCTCGTGAGATCTTCTCACTATATCTCTCATTCCCATCTGAATATGATATCTATCCTTCACAGAGATATGATCTAACTGTGTAATGTACTTGAGACTTACATATCCTTCCTCCAATAGATCCAAGAGGATAGGAACAGGTAATCTATTCTCGAAGGGAAGTGATATCACAATCTCCTTGATCTGATTAGGTGTCATATCCTTCATGAATAACTCCAGATGTATAGTTCTGTAAGGCCATGAATTCCCCAAGATAGACAAGCATGGATGTGTTCTATCATCGGGATGGATACTCACAGACAGAGCATTCTTGAGATATGGATTGAATTGCAGTTCTCTCAACCACCCTGGACTTAGTCTATTCAGATCTACAAGCCTGATATTATATGATCTTACAATCTTACACAGCTTGATCTCTCTGTTGAACTTGGGAAGATCCTCAACTATACAGTTCATCTGGATGTGATCCCACAATTCATCAGATATCTCAGTGTAATGCTTCATTATCAGCTTGTGTGATAGTTGTCTAGATGTCCTGGAGATTATATGAACATTGAATTCATCTGAGCTCATCTTCTCTAGCTCCCGGTATGGTAGATTAGTCATGTAGTGCTTCAATAACTCTCTAGTCCTTGAAGCTCTCAGGTACTTCTCCAGATTGGATACCTTCACATATCTACAGGCCATGAGAGTCTTCAATAGTACATTACCTTGAGATAGATCCCATAGAACTTCAGCTGAGATCAATGGAGATGTGATAATACTCCAGTCTATGGCCATGAATGACATCAATTCCCTCAATATTCTCTCAGTTAAGTTAGGATGAGAGACGATATCATTCCATCTCATCCAACCTGACTTCCTGAGAGAACTAACATCTAAGTGCTCCAGAGATATATCGGGGGATAGCCCTGAACACTTGGATAATCGGGGGAATCTCAGATGATAGTATGAATTATCCTTGAACATTGAAGGACACCATCCCTGATCATCCATGTATTCATCTGAGAGTTGAAGTATGTTCAAGTTACTGAGGGATGAGACTATGTCTACCCTAGGGCAATCATGGACTAATCCTATTAGATACAGAGCATCTTCCAGTTCCTGTAGAGTTAGATGTCTCCTGTAGATGTACGAAGGATGTACCTTAGTTCTCAGCTTGATTAATTCCTTCAGACTTATTGTCCCATAGATCATGGCATCATTCTGAGACATATCAACTCCATGACTTACACAATACTTCCTGACTTGCCTGTATAGATCTGCTGTCATGTTAGGATGAGAGCACAATGATTGAACCCAATCGATATCATATCTCATCTGAAGCCTGAATGCTCTCACACATGCATTGATATCTCCTCTCTTCAGAAGGTTATGAGCATCACAGTGATCTAGATTGAGATTGAAGAATGAGATATGATCCACATTGATAGATTCATTCAAGTATAGCTCCGATTCTACGAACTTCAAGTCTGGATGTCTCATCAATTCATCAACATGAACATATCTCGATACATACTTCATATTGATTGTAACATCCTCGATACATCTATCATTCAGATTCAATGGATCATTCCACAATATCCTCAGGTATTCCGCTGTCATATTGATGTTCATACTGAATGTTCTGGGGTCTGCTCTCAGAGGTATGTTCAATTCTCTCAGTCTATCCAACTCCTTCAATGGTAGATGCCTTGCTATCTTGTGTCTATCTGTTACTGTTAGATTGTACTTGTAATCATTACATAGCCTAGAGATATCATCAGCTGTAACTCCATCTTCAATAGGTGAAGGACAATCCCATTGAGTCTTCTGAGATATGTTACAATTCCACAACCATGGATATCTACGACAAGCTGGGATCTGCATTGATCGATTTAGTCTGTTGAGCTCAACCACCAAGGGGACAGTGAATATATTAGATCTATGAGATGAGGTAATATTGAATGAGACATGAGATTGATAGTGAGATTATCGTGTGATCTCAGAGGAGTAGCTCATTGTTATACTCTGATCACAGTGATATGATGGATTCTGAATGACTTGATTCACTGATTGATGTTGTATGAGGCTCATATACATAGCTTAGATATGAGATTGATGTGGTTATTACACTAATGATTGCACTTGATGATTGGATGATTGAAGGAATGATCACATGAGAATTGTATGGCAATATCCTTGAGGGATGATGCAATATTGATGAATTGATGAGATATATTGTGCAATATCATGAACATATCGGGGAGCTGATGTAATGATCCTGGGATGGTGATCGATCATGTTCGAATCTCTCTGTGGATTACTGATCATTAGAGGGGTTATTGGATGAATTGAGACACTATCAAGTATGAGTGAGAATGTCATCCTATCATCATGAGAATGGAATGATCCTCCCAGAGTTGAGATTGCTTCGGGATAGTGAGATTAGTATTCAATCCAGAAGGATGATCAATTCATACTATACTTGGCTGTGACTGAAGGAAGTGACCCTCGCTCATACATTGTTATGATAATTACATCCATCAGTTAGACAGCTGATGCATTCATTCTACACATAGGTGGATAATATGAGGATCCCCTGGTGGATTACTGCCTTGTGGAGGGTTATTCGGACATATTCAATGACTGTGAGATACAGTCAGAATTGGACTCAACATCTGGTGGAATGGACTTGATTCTCCAGGGGTTGAGATTGGCCTGTAATAGTGAGAATTAGACTCAATTCCGAAGGATGATTAATTCATACTATATCCGATAGTCACCGAAGGATCTGAGCTCATCTACTAACTATTCCATTAATTAATTCATTGTCCCAGACAGTGAGAGCATTAATCTTACATAACGATCGATCATGCGCGGATCCCTCCGCGGATTGCGCCCTTACGGGCCTAATTCCAGACAATATCACTCATTATATAACACGGTGAGAATTATCATCCAACCAAGCTGACAATGGCTCAATCTCTCAGGATCTCAACTCATCAATCTATGATACAATTCATCATCCATTCCAGAGATCCCAATAACCCATACATCTCTCCAAGTGACATCACCAATCTCATACCATCACAACTACATGGAATGATCAATATACCTGAATTCAGTAGCCATTAACATCAGTAACTCCACCAGAGGATCATCTCAATGACTATGAATCTCAGAGCTATCATGGTATCCTCCCTGAATAATCTAATCAACCAGGTACAATGAGATAGATCTGACAATGTAACAATCACTCCTCCATGATATCAATCTAACATTCAATACATAACAACAACCAACAGAGATGGCATTAATGATCAATCAACTCTCTCACACAATGACAATAGAATACAATCACATTATCCTTGAAGGGATTATGCAATTAATTAACTAATTGAATTGGGAATACATCTGCCTCAATCGTAGATGCATTCTAAGATATCACAATGAACTAGAACTGAGACATTACAGATCTAATGGTGATACTTATACTTCTTCTTATCCTTCTTGTCCTTATCCTTACGCTCCTTCTTCTCCTTCTTAGGCTTGGACTTCTTCACAGAGTGATTAACGACAGGTTGATTCAACATACAAGGGCACACCATCTTTTGTGACTCGCAGAAGAATATCCATAGGTCAGTTACGTTACTTACGGACATAACATGAAGGATGTTACGCTTAACCATAAGAGATATTAGCCTACCCATATACTCCATATTGTCGTAATCTGTTCTCAATACATACTTATCATCGTAGATCTCCCAGGACATCATCTCATATCTCATGATCTTACGTAGATCGTTAGCTGAATCATTCAAGTAATGGATCATTAGACAGTTCACTATGGGTCTGAACTCTGAATCTATAGACTTAGTAATGTCATGAGCTCCCAGAATTGACAGAATATCGAACAATATACACTTACATACATTAATGGCGTTGTGTTGCAGAGCTAACTTCAATGTTACCTTGACTTGAGCCTCAGGATTCTCCATCTTGTGTCTGTTGATGAACACTGTTCTGACAATCTCAGGATCATCGAAGTATACAGCCAGTGATAGAATACAGTCATACTCTCCCTGATTGATAGCTTCACGTAACACCCGGGGGAATGAATAAGTCTGAAGGCGATAAGCAGTATATAATTCACTTGTCCAATCAATACTCATGAGTTCTTTCCATGTATCGCTAAGCATGCAGAAGTAATTAACCTATACTGGTGAATACATTCATATATGTTCATATCCATCTAACCTTCAAGGAAATGGGACGATTACTACGCAAGCTACTATCTATCTTCATCTGTGGATCATGTTGCTTCGGTAATACATCATCTATTGATGAGGAAGTCAGACCAACTACACAGATTGAGAAGAACGAGAACATTGTACAGGCTCCGAAGGAACAATTCACTTACGTTAAGCAGAGATCTGGGTTCTCGAAGAAGGCCATCAGATGGTTAGACTCAATCTCAGAGAAGGAAGGTATCAACATCAGACATGCTGGGAATGTTGGAGAATTGAAGATACCTTACATTGATGAGAAGGGTAAGCATAGATGGTTCTTCGCTGATGGATTCTGTGAAGAGAACAACACTGTCTATGAGTTCCATGGAGACTACTATCATGGTAATCCCAGAGTGTATGCTAGAGATATGATGAATACTAAGTGTCAGAAGACTATGGGTCAATTATATGATGATACTATAGCCAGAGAGAAGATAATCAAGGAGAAGTTCAATCTTGTAGTAATGTGGGAGTTAGACTTCAGGGAATGAGCTTGATCTCCCCGGGAGATAGTAACATTAACGTCGATCATAGAGAGATAGCACCATCAATCCAGATGATGTCATCTAATACATTGACTGTAATGTATCCCAGATTATATGATTATACTTGTTCATCTTAAGTGATATGGCACATCAATTCATGAATCAGAGCAATAATTCATACTCTCACACCTACATCATTGATATGTTCTGCTGAAGTCTGAGACATCTCCACAATGACATCATCAGTACAACCAGACAATGCCGTGTGGGATACTATTCCTCAAGAGATATTGCTCTCAATATCTGAGTTCGGACAGATAGCTCCGGGCTTAGATGAGTCATTAGTTAATTCAGTCATTCTATCTGTTAGTCCCAATTGGTCATGGATGCCTGAGTTAATCATTGAAGAGATGAGATCTCAGCTACTAATCTATTCCACCATCGAGAAGATACTGGAATATTGTGATCATCATGGAGTATCTGTACTCATTAGAGATGATCTTCTAATTATCAAGTCATTAATTCCTGAGACATTACATACTAATGATATCACTGTTAGTTCAGACGAAGGTTACACATTCATCACTTCAGACATTCCCGGAGATATCACAACATCTCATTGGCTGTATGATCCTAGACCAGATCCCAACATGAAGAATATGGGTTATGACATATCTCCTCCAATCAATAGAGCTCTCATTGTCAATCAATACATACATGATACATCTATCAGTTCTGATGAAGCTCTCAGAATAATAGTCAAGAACAATCCTCAGTACAATCTGGGAAGAATACTGTCAAGATTGAGATCAATGAAGGAGAGAATGAATACCAAGCTAGCTAAGAGAATGTATAGATTATGTCACTCCAAGTACATCAGATCTATGCTGCCTATCACTCTCAGGTCTATGTCCTTGATTCTAGATGACAGAGTGTGTTCTGAATCATTCATCCTGGATATTCTAGGAGAGTACACACAATCAATCTCCCGAGATGTTAGATATAGAGGACATGTGATGATATCATTCTGGAATGATCAAGCTATTGAATTATATTCAATCATTGAAGCTATGAAGGGAAGAGTAATCAACAAGTACCCAGAGAACACAGATACTATGGAGTTGAGAGTAACGAGATCTCGCAATAGAATGAGGAGGATGAAGAGATCATGCCATATCCTGTAGAGTTATTCAATCGTACTCACGTGAGTTGAACAGATCATAAAGATAGAGGTTAGGTTCATACAGAATAATACAGTTAGTTACATGACCCTTGAAGGGTTGTGTCACTACGTAAACCAGAATAATATGACATTCACTTGGAGTGATATTCCCCAAGAGATACTTCTACTAATATCTGAGTATGGTCAAGTGGCTCCTGGATTAGATTGTAGGTTAATTGACTTAAGGATTAGAAGCATATCGCCTGATTGGAGATGGGGATCACAATTGAGACTGGAAGCTATGAGGAGAGATAACAAGTTCTATAGGCAGATGGAGACATTGATTGAGTATTGTAACTTCAAGGATATATGGATAAGTGAGCATTGGGAGAAGAGATCAATCATTATATATGATCTGAAGAACGTAATACCTGAGCACATTCTCCCTGACCATCCAGAGCTTAGAATCTACAAGAAGATGATATTACGTGATCCCATCATAATAATCGAAGCAACATATAGCCATAGGGATCTCATGATATGTCCATGGTTGTATGATCCCAGAGTTAGATTCAAGCATAACATCCCTGACAACTTGGGTAATCCCTACAATAGAGATGATCTAACAATCTCAATCAATTCACACAAGCAGTCAAGGCTGACATCCCCCGAAGATATGATCTCGGAGATATTGAGGATACAACCCAAGTTCAATCTTGGAGAACTAATCCATAGAATTGAATTGATCAAGAGGTTAATGATTGAGAATACATGCCCAGACACTAATGAGATGATGGAATCACTCTATTCTACTTGCATATCCAGGATAATACAACAGGGTCTGAAGACTGTTCATATTGAGGTGATAGAGGGAGCAGATTACTCTGAGATCTTGAGGTTGTTCGGGCATTGTCACATAGATCTATTCCTGAGATACAAGCCTAACTCACCATGTAAGATTAGAATGACATTGGTGATGGAAGATAAGGATGAACTTAAGAGGATAGTAACTAGCTCAGGATATATTGAAGCTATGATGGGTAGAGTATTGAGGAAGAGAGTCAGATGGGATGTGAAGGATGGCTATACTAATTCATGCTCTACTGTTATCCCCGGAGATCCAGAGTGTAGATGTAATATCATGTAACATTGAGGGAATGACACTATCATCTAATGATGGTGTTATTCAATTACAATAACATTGAGTGCGTCAGTAACATATGTCATATACTCTCGAGGGACTGTTGCTTGAACCTCATACTCTCTTGTAAGTTCATGATAGTGTTGATTCCTATGCCCGAGAATATTGGAAATGTCCAGTCTCAAGGAATCATTGATTGACCATCTTCCTCAAGAGATACTTCTAGAGATATCATCCTACGGACAGATAGTTCCTGGCCTGACTCCTGAGTATATCAATACATTCGTTACATCTATATCACCTGAATGGTCTTGGTACCCAGAGATGAGGATTGAAGCTATGAGGAGAGATAACAAGTTCTATGCTGTTATGAGACCTATCTTAGATTATTGCAGGGAGAAGAACTTGAAGGTATGGTCTGATTGGATCGGATCATACATTGTTATATCTAATGTCCAAGACAATGAAGTACGTGAGATGTTCAGATCTATTGCTGCTAGATTAGATCTCCTAGGCTTGTCTATAACAGAGATTGGCTCTAATCAATTCACTGTTCAATCTAACATTCAAGACAATGATATACTAATGTGTCCTTGGATCCATTCTCCTAGGTATATACCCCAACATGACAAGCCTGAGAGTACATTAGTGAGTAATGCTGGTTGGAGGGATATGATATCATCTATTAACTCTCAATCAACTACATCATGTAATATTGAATCGTTGAGAGAGTTAATCCTTACCAACCCAATGTACAATCTTGGAGAGAGCTTGAGATTAATACATGACTATGTGAGTTACTTACGGATAGTTCAATGTATTCCTGAGTATTCCGGAGTAATGTCATGGTTGTGTTGTAACAATACATCTGTGAGTATACAGTCGGACAGAGAACTAGTTATCATAACAGCCAGTATTGAACAAGTCTCAGATTACTTCAAGAATAGATATTATATTAGAATAATACCAGCCTCATCAGACAGAGTGAAGTTGATCATTCATGTCAGAAGGAGATTAGAGTTCATGGACATATTGTCTAGGGTACTGGAGATTCAAGCATGTATGGGAAGATTAGTTGCTAGATCAGATCAGCCAGAACCTTGTAATATTAGACTATCTAAGTGCTCAATGATGTAACAATCAAGGGTAATGTTGTTGGTTAGTTGGAGTAATGGAACGATTCAATGGATATCATCTAGGATATGATGGAGTCAATCAATAGATCTGTTGTGATATTGCTCCAACATTACAACACTTAGAGACAGCATCATCAGTTGATATGATCCTATCCATCAATTGGTATGACCTACGGTATCACAGGAATTAATCAATAGATCTATCACAGCATAGCAATACAATGTTACAACACTGTGAGGGAATGACACCATCGTCGATTGGATGGAGCTATTCAATAATATATCCCTATGAGTTAGTTATCAGATAGCCATAGGACGAGTAGCACAATAATAACAACAATAATCACACCTATGAGAACCTTCCACCAATTGCATAGAAGCCAATTATACATCTTAGAGTCAGCTCCATTCCATGATCCTCCATCTAACTGTCTCAGGTATGAATGTTCTTGAGCCTTGCAATTGAGATCACAGACAGAACAAGGTGTGAACAGATCAGAAGGAAGGACAGTAATATCATAGTTACCCCTGGATGCTACACGGCTTAGAGCCATAGGGCCTGTTGTCATCATCACATGGAGATGCTTACCTAGAGCATACCAAGGCGCTGGCTTCTTCATCTCTTCAATATAATCTAACCAGAATGGATTCCTAGGAGCTGAAGCCATGAATGCATTAGTGAACATAGATCCAATGTTACCTGAAGGGACTAAGAACAGAGATCCTTCAGTGAGAAGATCATGGAAGTCTTCCTTCACTTCGAAGTCAAGATCTGAGTAGACTCCTCCATACAAGTATAGATAGCAAGCTCTAATAGCATCAGCTCTCTGAATTGGATACTTGAAGTTATCGTAAGTATGGAGGAAGTGAGGGAAGTGTTCTTGAATCAATCTACGATTGTCATCATCAGTCATTAGTACTCTCTTCCAACCATTGGGGACAAGGATTGAATCTATAGATCTAATCGAAGGAAGCCAATGTTCAGGGATATCTTCATTCTTCCATGTCTGCATGATAGTCTTCGGTACCCTGCTGTTACTTCCAGCAGCCCTCAGAGTGTAATCATTATTATCCTCCATGATTTGAAGGGAATGGCTTGAAAACATGGCAGCTTACACTGACAGAAGATACGAAGATGTTAGGAGAGAAGTGAATGACATTGTTAATGCTTCAGTCCCCATCCTAGGTAATAGATGTATGGTTGTGTTAGATGTTGATGAGACCATCCTCACTACATCTCATATCAATCCTATAGTGAAGAGCGATATATTCAGAGTTCACAACAGAGGACAATGTAGATCAATCCCTGAGATGGTGCAGTTATACTTCGATATCAAGAGGATGGGATGTTCTATAGCATTCATCACAGCTAGAAGGGAGAGAAGTAGAAGAGTAACAACTGAGAACTTACATAGATATCTAGGTGATGCTATCCTATCTGACTATCTCATTCTCAAGCCTGACTCATTCAGAGGAGATAATCAACAATACAAGACTCAAGCCAGGAAGGAACTTGTAGATATGGGTTATACTATTGTAGCTAACATAGGAGATCAAGTGACAGATCTAGTGGGAGGCTATTGTCAGTCAGTGTTCAAACTACCTAGTACATATTAGATTAAGTATTACATTACATGACCCTGTGGGGGTTGTGCGATGAGATTATGATGGTCATGTGTCATTATGAGTTAATTATGCCAGTATCTATTAGCCGTTATCGATATAATGTATTCTGAATGATTGAGAGATGCAGTTAGTTCAGCAATATGATCACATGCTACAGTAGGCAGAGGGGCATTCATCCTTCATTACTTCAATCTAACGACTCAATCAATTCAATACTTCTGGGACTATGAATGTATGCATCATCTTCAGAACGTGTTGCTGCATGGGTAACTCCCTGAACTCACAGAATGTTACAACTAACTCCAACTTATGAGTGAATATGTGATATTACATCCCTCAGTAGATCAATGATGCACTCTCATATCGATCGTATTGTGAATTGTGCAAGATTCAACAGCATCATATCGAGAGAATCACTTAATCCCTCAGTACCATGAATTAATCCTACAGGTGTAGACGAGAGAATGTTACATTATCCCATCATTATGTGTATTCTCATCTCGAGTGATCTAATCAATCTCATGCTCAATATCATGTAACAATCTCAACTCTAACTTATCATCTCCCTATGAGATTACAAGATCATATGCACGGGTAAATACAACAATGAATCGTATGGAAGTTCAACAGGTAGCAACATATTGTGCAGCTCTTAACTCCTTGATTGATATTCATTCTGCTCTCATAGATCCAACATCTCTAGCATCCTACCCGAAGGAGCAACATGATACGTTCATCAAGTACCATACAGATTGTATTGCTAACTTAATGCCTCAACTGAGAGATCAAGTGAGGGTGCTAACTAAGTTAATCCTTGCAGATCATCAGAGATGTGAATCACCTGCTGTGACAATTATGAGGATCACATCCCCCAAGATAGCTGTTATCGATTGCAATGATATGAGAGACTGTGATGAATCCAGGGATCACAACTCACTAAGCAATGAAGGTAATGATTGGGAAACAACAGACAATGGAAGTAACATCTAAGTTATCTGGAGAGACAAGCAAGATCCTAGCACATATCACTGTTGCGTTGGCTAAGAATGATGTGATTGAATTCTCAGATCTTATCAGCAAGATAGGTACAGCTCTAGCGGCTAATAATGCACTATGGGATACAATCAAGTCTATCTCGGATGAATATAATAACGATGTAACTAAGTATATGAAGCTATTAGAGACATTGATAGACCCAACTAATTACGAAGATGATTAGGGGGCAATGACACAACCAATCCAGTAATGATTAATATAACATACAAGATCTTGTATATCTTGCGTGTTTCCTTACGTTATAATGCTTAACTGCTATAATAACCCTGCCTTTATGAGCTGTGTGTTCAATCTCATTCCCACTCCTATCTTTCTGACCTCTTCCTGTCTCTCACTTGGAGTCATCTTCCTCTTCCTTCTCGGAGGCTTGGATTGTTCTTCGCTTCTAGATCTCTTGAATAGATTCTTCAGGACTGATCTGATGGACATGATTTCGCGGGTAATGTTATTATTAAGCGAAGGATATATTGTATGTAGCTTGGGCATCTGCTATCGTTCTAACGTCGATCAATGACATATTCTGATCCAACAATTGAACCTGAACACCAATTGCTCTCTCCCAGAAGCCTGTGACTCTATTGATAATGACAATGTCTACAGGTAATTCATAATTGTTCTGGAGATCTATAGTAGCACTCTGATTGGCTATTGACTCTGAATGCCACATGGTAGTGTTGGAACCATCAGTGAGATTGGAAGGAGAATAATTCTGGTATGTACTTGTAGCTGTTACTGGCTTACCTGCAGCAACATTAACTCTCAATCCATTGATGTTCTTGAATGCTTCAACTTCTCCCAGGTTAATTGGAGATCCCTCAGAGCCTGCCTTGAACAATCTAATGTATCTGAATGTTCTTGTAGGTACCACAGGGGTTACTGGAGTTATTGGAACCACAGGAACTACAGGTGTTGTTGGATTAACGGGATTGGTTGGATTGACTGGAACAACAGGAACTACTGCTGGTACTCTAGGTCTTCTAACCCAATAGATAATCAATCCAATAATGATAATAACGATAACAACGATTAATGCTATAACCCAGCCGTTCATTTTATGATCTCGATGATAGAAGTTGAATCAGTCATAGCATGAAGGATTAGGGAGTAACATTGATGTTATGGGAGTGTATCCCAAGTGTTAAGATTGGATAGTCTTGTAGAGAGAGGATGAGTCGGTTGTTGACATCTATAAGTTACATTGTATGTCTGTTGCTGTTGTCGGATTGATCTATGATCTGATGGATGATGAATTGAATTGAAGGATAGAAGGGAGAGTAGTATGTGTGGTACAACCGATGGATTAAGTGAGATCTTGAGATTGAATGGATGGCATGATCTAATAATGATACTACGTAGAAGTATGAATGTAACACTCGTGTCATCCCCCCTGGAGTATTGGATTAATAAGATCACTATCAAGTATGTATGATGCTATCATCTTCCGTAACGTGATGGTGAATTCCACTATATTGCACGATCTTGAAGTCTGGAGAGATTGAGTTATTGCCACCTTGGTTGGATGCTAATCTCACCTATACTTCAAGTACACTGATATTGTCTGAATTATGCTCCACAGGGCTGTCATCCATGAAGCAATCCGCATGTAATCCACCTAATCCTAGGATTAATGCTCTCACTATCATAGACGTTGATACAATTAGAGGGACAATTAGTGAATCAGCTCATCTCCTTCAATGACTATCTAGTATAGTATGAATTAATCATCCAATGAATATCAATCTAATTCTCACTATTACAGACCAATCTCACCCTCTGGAGAATCAGGTCCATTCCACTAGATGTTGAGTCCTAATCTCACTGTAATCTACAGTCAATGAATATGTCTGAATAACCCTCTGGTGGGCTAGGATCCACAAGCCGATCCACACATCATCCACCAGATTGTAAGATGAATGCAATGACCTTCTGGGATGTTGATGTAATCGATCCGATCTGTGATCGGAATCGAACGCTACGCCCAGAGGGCTACGCAATGATTGAAGCAGTTAGTGGATGAGCTCCAGATTACTCAGTCACTATCAGGTATGGTATAGATTAATCATCCTCCAGGAGTCAAGTCTAATCTGACTATCTCTCAATGATCTTAACTCTAGAAGAGTCAATCCATTCTCATGATGGTTGGATGTCAATCCCAGTCATATCTCATAATGACTCAATCTATCCAATAACCCTTCTCCTATACTACTGTCCACAGGGCAATCCTCACGTCATCCTAACATACTCAAGATCATATCATTCACCATCATCCACGATCATTACATGGATCTTACACAGATGAGAATGAATGTATCAACTAATCCAACAAGCTGACAGACATAATCTCATCAATCTGTGACATCTAATGAATGTATGGAACGCATTACAATCAACACATAACTTCAGTGATGAGAGATAGATTAATGAATGACATAGCAATGAAGCGAACATCAATTAACTAACACACTCATCTTGTCAGGAGAATAACACACACATCCCCCGAAGGGATATGAATGTTCCAACATTATAGATTATTGTAGATGTTGAGGCTCAATGAAGATGTCATATTCACCTGGATATAATGTCTTGTCTGATTCAATCACAGATGCTCTAGTAACTTCAGTCTTACGAGCTAATGCATCGAAGATACTCTGTTCAAGCAGATCACCATACAATCCTGAGATCTGGTTCTGATCTGTTGGATCAATCACAATATCCTTGCTCTTACCGTAGACGATGAACACTGTAGCGACTGACTTGGATGTTGCTCTAGTGCATCTTCCAGAGGCTTGTTGAACTGAGATGAAGCTATAGTTGGGAGATATGAAGATAGTTCTGGGGAATCTGCCATCTTCATCACCCATGTTCAATCCAACCGAAGCTACATCAATGTTAGCCACAATAACTCTTCGATGAGTGTTCGGTTGTTGGAATACAGCTATGAGCTTGTCTCTTGTCTCTTCCTTCACATCTCCCACAAGTGCTATTGGGAAGTACTCCGCTAATCCCTTCATTACACGATCAACACTATCTGAGAATCTAACGAATATGAGAACCTTCGAGTTGATGTTAGATTCAAGGGTATGTCTTGCCACTCTAATGATTGTGTTCATCTTGGCAGCTTCAATCTCCACGGAGGCCTTCGCAATTGCACTTAAGTTACCATTGCCCTTACCCTTAGTCTTGTTAACTTCACCTTCTCTGAATCCAACAGCATCCTTCAATTGATTAACACCCTTACGTAATCTGGCATAATCATCGTGCTCCATATTGAAGTAACCATTGAACGTGTACTTCTCCAATGCCTGCTTCTTCATAGAGCTAGATACATTCTGCATTAGAATCTCTGTATAATAACGATAGCATGCTTCCGAGAACCCAGCTGCACTAACGACAGTATTATTATTAATCTCATCAGCCAATCCAGGGTTCAAGCTCCTGCATAGACAATAGATGTTATTAATCCCAAGTCTGGTATATTGTCTGCTCTCCCTCTCATATGAGAATAGAGAGTCTACAGGGCATAGAGCTATAGTCTTGATTAACTCGAACGCTTGCTCTGACTTGTCGATAGGTGTTGCACTTACAGCTAAGATTCTACTGTAACTTGCTGTTCCCATAGAATCCATAGCCTCACCAATAGATCTACTAAGAGCATGAGAAGCCAATGTTCTCTTAGTTCCCTTGTTCTTCAGGTAAGAGAACTCATCATACACAAGCAATACTCCCTGATCAACAAGATCCAACCACTCATCTGTAGGATAATAGTTACCTCCCTTCTCGTATAGATATCTGAACTTAGTTCCAATAATCTCATCATATGAATATACTTCCAACGGCATGTTCTGACGTCTGCACTCATTATGCCAGTTACTTCTCAGTGAAGCAGGGACAACAGCGATCATCTTAGTGAAGGCTCTAGCCATAGCACCATGAGTTAATACATTCATTCCTGGTCTAGGAACATTAGCAGCTATGAATGTAGTAGTAACTGTCTTACCAGAACCCATCTGACTTCCATCAACGGCACCTGGAGACATATTGAATATCTGAATCAGTCTTCTGACATGATCTAACTGATATGGAGCAAGAACAACTGTGGACATGATTTAATAACAAGAGAATATGCTGTTATTTCATACTACATAACCCTATGAACCCAGACATCTAGCCATCTGGGTGTAATCAAGACCCTCCAGACTTAACATATCATGTAATCTACAGTATTAAGTGCATACATATCTACGTAATATTATTGATGTCACTCTCAACAGTGAGCAGGTATCATACATTCATTGGATCTCCACGAAGAAGAGAAGAATGTATGATATACAGGGTATTCTGTTATGATTCCAATATCTATTCAATTAATGTCATGATCTAAGTTAGATAGAATGAGTAATTACGTGATCCTCTCAGATGTTCTTGTCATTGATGGTCTAGATGAAGGAAGGATTGATGTCTCTTAAGGTCTTGGGGAAGTCCTTAGTATACCAAGACATCTGTCCTCTTCTGTAGGATCTCTCATCTCGAGGAGCTCTGAAGATGGCACTGAGGAATCTGGAGTATAATGATCTCACCATTCTGGAGTCTTCCAGATATTCAACTATCTGAGGTGTTAATGTGTTAGTTAATATGGTGATATTGTCCACAATTCTATTCAGCTTGGGTATATATTCACTCAATCTATCCTCCCCGAAGATCTGAACGAACCTTCTCAGAGAATGCCCTGTGATATCAATATCCTTGAACCTGAAGTTGAGCCTGGAGAACTCATCTACATTGTTCTGGTGAGCTTCAACCTCTGATGTCTTCAGTAATTCATTCACATTCCGGGGAAGTCTTCTAGGCTTGAATGCTTGAGCATCTATCACAAGCTTGGAGGATTGATCCAATGTCTCGTCTAGAGTTGTTCTGAATAGATTGAAGAGATTGTCAGATGAATCTAATTGTTGAATGAGATCTGTTCTTCCATCTCTCTCCAGCTTAGTCCTGATATCAATGTATGATACTATTGAGTCTACATCAGGAGCTATTGTACCTAAGCCGAATTCTCTCAGAGAACTACCTACAGACTGACAAGCTTGTAGATTACATTGAAGGAGATTAGGCCCTGGAACCTTACTGAACCATGGTTGTCTCATGTAGTTCACTCTCACATCGATCTGACCGAGGAATTGACCATATGTCACATTAACATAATAGGGAAGACGAGGAAGTGAGTAATACAGAGGTCTCTGTTCTGTTAGAGCAGTATTAATATTATCCTTCTTGTTGAAGAACGTATACAGATTGGCTACAACATTGAGAATGGCGGTATTACCTGCCAATCTGGCCTGTTCTCCACACATCAATAGAAGCTTATAGACATCGAACATGGGATATGCAGCGTTGTAGTTGACTCCATAGATCTCTTGACCGAAGTGCCCTAGATCCATACCATTCTCCACAACATGAGAGAAGCCGAAGTCAATGATTGTGGGAATATACTCGGTATTGATATAGGCATTGGATCCGTATCTAATCTGTGTGACTCTCGGAAGCTTCCTCAAGAGAATATTACCTGGATGGAGATCATAGTGAGTGAAGTTGATCCTTGTGTAAGCAACATTCAAGGCATAAAGAATCTGAACTAAGTACTTAACGAAGTCATCAGCACTGCCTGTCTTGAGGAATTCTGTGAATGAGATAGACTTGATATTCTCCAGAGCAATGTATAGAACAGGTGAATCCTTCGCTTGGTCTGAACTACACCATCCTTCAACCTTAGCTGTTCTATTGTTGACGATAGGAGCTGTACAACCGAAGGCACCTAGGGTGTAGGCGAAGTTAGGTACATATTCCCTCAATCTATTGATACTGAATAGACCCACAACAGCTTCATGACTTAGTGTCACATCATTAGGATCTCTCGGAGCCTTCAATACGAACAACCCTTCAATATCTAGGAGTGAAGTCTCCAGAGCTATACCGAACACAGACTTCTCTCCAATCCTTCTCTTGGGAATGAAGTAATATCTCTTCCTCTCAGCTGTTGACAGTTCTCCATCTCTGGGATTCAGGATTGATCCCACAAGACAACTCGTAGCTTGCATAACATTATGATTAGAGTATTGTTCCTGAACTAATCTGGACACTTCTCTAGTATTCAGTGATCCTAACGTATTGAAGATAGCATCATCTACAGAATAACATCTGTTGATCTTCAGAGCTTCTCTCTCAACTCTTCTCTGATTCTCCTGAGCTTCCTTCAAGATAGTATCAACTTCAACATCATATTCCCTTCGGAACTGATTCATAGCTGCATTAATTACAGCCAATGTAGTGTCTTGTCTTGCTGCCATGATTTCCAGCGATCTCATGTAAATCACAATGGATCCTCTCGAACAACTTCTACTACGCAGGGATTCATTCACAACAGGCAGAACGTTCCTGGAAGATCTCGACGTCCTAGCTTACTCCCCTATTGCATCATTAGATGACATCCATCTAGAGTTAGGCTCTACCACAGATGATTCTCAGAGAGAGTTCAATATCTCCTCCCTTGGAGAATTACAGCTTATATCTCAAGAGGCCATGGATCAAGCCAATCCCTTCCTGAGGGTTAAGTTGAGTTGGATTGACTCACCATACAATGATTCTAATGATCTAGCTTGTATTAACTCAACCTTCAAGGTATTAGGCTCTGGTATCTTCAGTCCTGTTACACAGACTTCATTCATTCCTTACTCATTCATATGCTTGAACACTGGAGAGGATCCTATCAGGTTCATATACTCGAAGTATAGATCTGCTGGAGGAATAGTCTACAATCCCACAAGAGTTCAATACAATGATCCTGACTCAATCATCAACTATGATAATCTCATTCAAGTCAATGATTACACAGACTTCATTGATCGTGTTACTCAGTCTATTCCTGATGGAGTTAAGCTGTCATTCTGTGGTTCTCTCAATGATCAGGAGAAGGTGAGAGAGATCTATGCTTCTCTGAGATGTCTAGGCCCTTCGGGTAATATGGTTGTCAAGCTCAGATCATTAGACTCTAGATTGATCTGTGATCTTCTCTTCATTGCTTGTAAGGCCTTCAGGAGGTTAGCTCTAGTCAAGCCAATATCTATGTCTCCTTACAACCTTGAAGTCTATGCTGTATTCCTGAGTAGAGTTGAATCAATCAACCCAGTAATAGATCTATTGAAGCCAGCAATGAATGTCAGATCAGGCAAGGTTGATTATCTCCTTCAGGATAGACCTGATTCATTCAATGAGTACATGAGAGATACAATGAACTATCTAGTAGATAGAGCTAGAACATATATTGGAGATGCACAGAGGATGGATGAAGTATTAAGACATAACTCTAAGATAGCATTGAATGAAGCACAGAGAATGAAGTTGAGAAGAGATGAGATAGATGTTAAGTCCTATTATGATTCCCTCCTGGAGCACGCAGTTCCATTCGATCAATGGCAAGACCCTTCGGCTAATCAATCAAGCAGTTGGGGAGATGATCTAGATCCATCAGAACCTATGCCTGAGTATACGAGTCCTCGAATGAACATGTATGACCTGAGCCCTATCTCAATAATGATCGATTGAAGACAATGGAAGAAGTGTATGATCCCATCAATATGGATGGAATAATATTAGTTAGATTATGTGCATATTACTTCTATGTCCGGGTATGCCTTCAATGAAGATGAACTGAATGGTATAGGCTTGAAGCAATTCCTGACACATCTCAGATGACCTAGTGATAACAATACCTTGAATCTATCAGGTAGATCATCCATCACAAGAGGTAATTGTCCCCCTTCCATGTAAGGTGATAGTTCATTATGTGACAATATATCCTCCCTCTTGAAGTAGTAAGGTTCTATGAGTTCACAGGCATCATGGTGACACAGGGGATGAGTTATTGGATCATTGAATCTCAGGATAGACTCTAGGGATCCAGACCTAATACTACGAAGAGCATAACTTACATCTGATTGTTGTAATAGATTAGGGAATGCCTCATGTAACTTCATAATGTCGTCTGGATTGGCATTCTCTGTGTAGTCATCTACTCCATCTCTGAGATCATCATATGTTATCCTTCCATCTCTCAGCAATGCCATAATCGTCTCATAGTTCAACCTATGATTAGTCCAGATCTCTGAGTAATCTGTGAGTTCATTCAAGATCTCATCTCTAGATGATACCCTCCCCGAGGGGTATTCGGATTCATCATTCATGTATTCTCCCAATCTATCTAGATCTAAGTATCTAGAAGTGCCAAGGAGAGATCTATCAGCATCCTCCAGTTGTGAGATTAATTGCTCTGGATGAACAGACCAAGCAGATAATATACTCCAAGGTTCCGCGATCTTGAGGATCTTCTCTACTTGTTCAGAAGTAATATCAGGTCTATCTAACAGAGATACTTCTTCATCATCTATGGGCAGTAATTCAATCAATAGGTCTATATCTGATGTGAGATAGATATCAGAGTTATATTGCATAACTTCATCTATTGACAAGATCTCCAATATTCTAGGATGGTAGGACATGATCAACTTCTCCTCATCATCAAGGAAGTCCCACATACATTCCCCAATTCCTAGAGTGGGTGATACATAGCATCTGCATCTACTGCTTCCGAAGACATGGAATTGATCACAGTATTGATAGATGAGTCTATTAATCCATATCTTCCAAGATCCTGAATACTTGATTACTCCTGAATTCACACAATCAATGATTACTTCAGGATGACAGAATCTCAAGACATTGTCAGTACATTCTTCATTCCATCCATCCAATGTGACCAGTGCTCTAATATGATCTATCTTAAGGCTAGGGTTCTTCGATACTTCTATGATATTCTCATGGGTAGGATTATTCACTACAACAGACAGACTCAGATCTGGACATGACCTCTCAAGCATCATTGTTACATCCCATTCTCCCTCTGTTGATGTGATTAAGGGTATATGCTCCAGACACACAGACTGATTCATTGAGAGCAATGATCTATCCCATTCAATCTCTGAATGCTTCAATATCTGAGAGACATCGACACATCTGGTAATATCACGTAGATTCCAATCTGTGATAACGATCTTACTTAGATGTCTGCTGCGTTCTCTCTGGATCATCCCATGATACTTCATTGAGTAACTATGATTAACCAATAATGACTCTGGGTATACGGAGAGATTCATATGCTCTGATAGCTTGAAGATCTCATCCATATGCATATATTCCTCAATATCCCTCGTATCTTCATGTGTTATCCTGTATCCTAATCCAATTAATACCAATACATCTTGACATGTAACATTAGGGTCTCTGAATGGATTGCCTGATCCAATGATCTCTCGTTGTCTTCTGCCTTCCATGCACACCTTACATTCACATTCATCCTCTACTGTAGATCTATCACATCTGAGAGACTTGAATAGCCAAGGATACTTACGACACTCTGGAATTGAAGACATTACGGATTTATGCTCTAGGTTGGTTGGGCTCATCAATGTATATAGTTAATCATCGTATCATCCCTATAGATGATGTGATGTAGATGATATCAATTGCATATGATGTCAATGTCTGAGTATGTCTTCAATGATCTATTACTGAATGGTATAGTCTTGAAGCAATTAACAATGCATGAAGTATTCCCCAATCTATGTAACAATCTGAATCTCATGGGTATGTGGTACATATTCTCCATAGACACTAGATCTAATCCTCTAATGCATAACTGGTCTAGGGTTAGAACCTGATATACAAGCTGAATACCTAATCTATCTGCCAGTTCTATGGTTAATCCCGAAGTATATGATGTGATAATGTCAGATAATCCCATGCTGAGTGCATATTGAACTCCAGAACCAGAACAATCTGACATATTAATCCTCCTGTACATAGTTCTCTTGCATATAGGTAGATTGAACTTGGGCAGATCCTCCACCCTGAGGTTACGCTGTATATTATCCCAGTTATCCTCAATATCCTCTAATGTTATTACTCCTCTTGTCAATAGATCCTGAACCTTAGAGTATGTTAGCTTATTGTTCTGTGATAGCAGGGAGAAGCTCATATCATCTTCAACTTCATCCATAGAACAGAAGAACTCCCTGGGAGGATAGCATTCAATGTCATATTCATGTAATCTTGTAACATCCAACCAACGGCAATATGCCAGCTTCGAAGCTGTGAGTCTCTTCGAGAATAGATCAATTAATCTATCAGGGTGTAGTTCACAAGCCCTCTCCATCTCAGGATAGTTCCACGAACCATATGATACTCCTGTGAGGTTGTCTTGAACTATCTGGAGCAACTTAGGAGTTAGATCTTGTCTCATCAGAAGGAGATCAATGAAGTGTACATTCTCAACGTGTTCTTCTATTAGATCTATGTCTGAATTCAATATGATATTCTTCATTATTGGGTCTGCATATCTCATCTTATTCAGATACTTAAGGCATCTAGGGTGAGTTGATATCCCAATCTGATCATCCCATGATACCCTCATCCATTCATCTTGTGTAACATTATCCAGATTACATCCATAGTACAGACTTCTGAGAGGATCACCCATTAATGCTCTCACTCTGTCGATATTATCTGAGGTTATTGATGGATTCCACCAGATCCTCTTGGTCCAATTACATTGAACTACTCCATCCAACTTGATGATGTCATCTATGTGTAATGATCTAGATAGTTCATCCCAGAACCCTGTCGATCTATCTACATAATCCCTGTATGTCTCCAGAATAGTTATAGCATCATCAAGAGTGAGATTAGGATTGGATGCCAATGTGTGAATGTTACGATTATTAACATAGGGAATACATAGATGAATAGGTGATCTATCCAGCATATCTCCCATGATCCAATTACCTGTGGCATTCCCTGAATCTATCAGAGGTGTATGCTCTAATGTTACTGTTCTATTCCAAGACATAGATGTTCTATACCAAGGGATCTGTGGGTTATTCAAGATGATACTTACATCTACATATCTAGATATAATCTCAATATGCCATACACTTGAGTCTATGAACTTACTATCCAGAGTACATTCCTCCCTGTGTAATTGAGCTTGATACTTGAGATTGTATGAACTATTGGAACGTAAGAGATCTCCCTTCAACTTCACAGGATAATGCTCCCATAGACTCAAGATCTCTTCAATATTCATCTTCGTAGCTATGTTAGTTCTATCAATCTCAGTTAACTCATAACCTTGATTAATCAGAGATATCACGTCCTGATGAGTTATGTTACTATCTCTGAAGGGTCTTGAGTTCTGACCCCTCAAGCACAACCAACGATCATCTTCAGGGATGATACGATTGGGAATGAATAACCAAGGATACTTACGACATTCAGGAATCTTGGATGACATGACGTAGATGTATGAGATTTCCTCGCTTGTGTGAATGGATCGTACCACAGTGTATGTGATATAATCTAGTATGATTAATGTGTTATACTCTAATGTCTTTATGCTGTATGTTACTGATCAGGGTCACAGATATCATTGTTATCTTGAGAGACTATGGATGTATTGTTGAAGTCTATCAGAAGTACGGAATGATACTGTTGTTCTACAGACTAATCTCATGCATATACATCATCCCCATGGTATCAATATCTCATAGTGCGATAATATCCAGGTCATGGAATCTATCCACAATACTCATAGGCTTGAAGGATCTAACGACTATATCCTCTCTCCCTAACGCTCTCAATCTATTATAATCTGCGACTATACCATTATATCTCATGGTCTTGAAGAGTATATTGATATCACTCACATTGATAGATCCATTGTCATTGTATATCTTGTAGAATAGCCAAGGGTATAATAATCTAATAGCTGAGATAGTATCAGGACAGGCATCTATCATAGCTTCTGTGATTGAAGCATCGTCTCTCCTCCTGTTCAGGATATATCGTGGAAGTCTGTCAGATATCTTCAAGAGTTCTCCAGGATGTATACATGTGAATATTCTATTCAAGTATATGTCAGGGATATCATTCAAGTTCACTCTACTCATGATGAAGTCTATTGGTATCTTCGGATTCATGCATATAGATGGTATATCTAACTGATGATCTATTAGTTCATTCATATTAGCAATAGATTGATCTAGATCGAACTTACAGGGATATGTGTGTAGTTGATCTAACTCAATATGGGTCATAGATTGAAGCTCTTGATATGTTACATCCTTGAATAGCTCGAAGGTCACAGATAGGGGTAATGATCTAGGCTTACTGAGCTTAGGCAATACATCCGAAGGGCATGTAGAGATAATCCTTCTAACCTGTTGTTCCGTGATGTCATGTCTAGTTAGTATCTTCCTGAAGTATTCTTGATGAGAAGCCTTAGTCATGTCAACTTGATCAATATTAACGTATCTATACACACGATATAACACTGATCTATGTACTGGAAGAGAGCTCACAGGTAGATCTAACATCTTAATACCTTCAGGACCCGAGGATATAACATCAATCTCCCATCCCATAAGTTCAGATAGATCTATGTCATCTAATCTCGATAGTATGTGAGCTCTGGGAGGATTAGAGATTGATGTGAGGAATGGAATGTGTTCTTCTCTGATAGATGAGTTGAACCATACATGAGAAGTCCATCTTGGGTCTAAGCCTAACATAGCAAGTTCATCATCAGCTCTCATAATCTCATCTATGTGCATACTCCTTGAGAGTTGCTTCCATAACAATTCATTGATCTCACCCTGTATCATCATATCCATCACATCTTCACAAGTCATTCTCCTGATTACACTCTCATATCTCCATAGCTCATCAATACGTCTTAACTCCTTCAGGTCCTTGAGAGTAACAGTGGGATTATGTTCAATTCTATCAGCGTTCCACTTCAGATAGGCATACTTCAATATCTCAGATACATGTATATGCTTGGATATCTTGTGGAGGCTCCAATATGAAGTTATCTTCGCCTCTCCTGGGAGCTTCAATCTCTCCTGATGGATGAGCTTACTTGTCTCATTACATAGGTCAGGGTTATGTCTCAGTTCATTGATGTCAATCTTGTAGATGAATCTATCATCCCTGACAAGCTTGCTAATCTCTGATATTCTCATACATCTAGCTATATCGGAGACATCTCTCTCATTGAGAACATACCCATGGGATATCATCAGTGTAATGACATCTTCAGCTGTAATCCTCTCATCATTGAATGGTCTGAGAGAGATTGTGTGAGTCATATTATCTGCGAGCTTGGAGAGTGATGATACCATAGACATTACATTGATTACATTAACTCCCTGCCCTCTGAATGATTCTAGCATAGTAGATAGCCCCGTAACCATTGAATCTTGGGATGTTATCTCTTCTGAAGACGCGTTATCTCCTAATCTGAGTGTTCTAGGAGTAGAGTTCTGCTTGAATAACCAAGGATATCTCCTACATTCAACTGTTCCTGTCATTGTCTCAATTTAACGAGGGTACCTCTCTGGAGTGTTGTATAATTGAATTAACGGGTATTATAGTATGATCCATCCATTCCTGGGAATTGAATGATATTCTCACTATCTGGGATGATCTTGAAGTCTGAGAGAATCAAGCCTATTCCACCAGATGTTAAGTCCTAATCTCACCTATACTTCAAGTACATTCAATATGTCCGAGATACCCTCCGGTGGACTGTTGGTCACGAGGAGATTCGAACATGATAGATTAGTGTGTAAGATCATTGTGATTAGTATGTGTAAGGGTTGCGCAATTACTAGAATATCTAGTGGATAAGCTCAGGTGATATCACTCACTATGGGACATAGTAGAGATTGATCATCTCCCAAGATTGAGTCCTAATCTTGCTGTCTCCAATGATCTTGAACCCTCGGAGAATCAATCCTATCCCACCAGATGTTGAGTCTAATTCTCACTGTAATCTATAGTGAGTGATATTGTCTGAATTACCCTCTACAAGGCTGTTGGTCACGGGGAGATCCTCACATCATCCACCCATATGTAAGATCAATGTCATGTATTACTGGGATGTTGTTGCAATCGATCCGATCTATGATCGGAATCGAACGCTACGCCCAGAGGGCTACGCAATTACTGGAAGAGTTAGTGGATGAGCTCACCTCCTTCGATCACTATCCAATGTAGTACATAATTACATCATCCCTTCAATGATACAATAACAATCATCTCAATCAATCAATCAACATTAGCACATCTCCAAGAGACGTGTCAATGCATTAACCCAACTCACACTGTAATGATCTCAATATCTGAGTACTTCACTATAGATCTATCACTGAATGTCATAGGCTTGAAGCAATTCCTAACACACTTCAGATGACCTAATGATAATAATACCTTGAACCTAGCAGGTAATCCTTCCATAACTCTGTGTAATCTCTCGCCTTCAACGTACATTGATAGCCCATTATGTGACAATATATCCTCCCTCTTGAAGTAATATGGTTCTATCAGCTCACAAGCATCGTGATTATTGAAGGGTTGAGTTATTGGATCATTGAATCTAAGGATAGACTCTAATGATGAAGCCCTGATCTTCTCCATGGCTCCATTGAATGTCTCATCATCCACAAGCTCAGGGAATGTACCCTTGAACTTCACAATCTCTGAGGATCTATCATAGGAATGTACATAATCGAACCAATGCTCTTCTAGGTCTCCGTATGTGATCTTCCCTTGGTCCAACAACTCCATGATCAATTCATAACTCAGTCTAGGATTCGTCCATGTGCTTGATAGATCTACTAATCCATTCAAGATGTCATCCCTGGAAGCAATAGCCGGAAGCTCTTCCTCATCTATGTATTCATGTAATCTATCCAGATCTAGATATCTACATGTTGATAGAATCCCCAGTAGATGTCCTGATAATTCCTCGCTAATATGCATCAATTGATCAGGATGAACCATTCTAGCTGATCTAATATCCATCAACACATCAGGATCTAGGAATTGTTCTATGAACTCTGAAGTGAGATCATCTCTCTCCAAGACTCTCACGATATGTCGCGTCTTCAACTGATCATATACATCCAGTAATAGATCCAGATCTGCTTCATATATAACATCATCATTATACTCCATTAGTTCATGGAATGGTATGATCTCAAGGGCTCTAGGATGATGGATTAGGATATCTTGTTCTTCATCTGACAACTCCATCCAACAATCTCTGAAGATATCAAGCTTAGAACCATAGTAGATGCTAGGTTCATATCCTAATATCTTGGACAGTTCATTCTTCCATTCCTCTGTGAGTCTATCATTCATCCATATCATACAAGATCTCGTATCATCAATGATGCCTCTGTTGATGCAATCTATGATCACCTTGGGATGAGAGTATCGAAGAATGTTATCTATTATTCTCTGACAGTTATTGATCTTGAGGAGATCTATGATATTATCAACGGACATTCTAGGGTTCCTGGATATCCCCAGAACACATACACACATATTATCCCTGGATTCCCTGGGTACTTGCAGAATACATACACAGCTTGTATTATCTCTTAGAATATTCAATGCTAGATTAGGATCTGATCTTCCCAACATCTCAGAATAATCCCATCCTCCCCCTGTCTCATCGATCTTGATCTGAGGGATATGTTCAAGACACACAGATGGATTCAATGATAGTAGAGAAGCAATCCATCCAACTTCAGGGTGCTTGATAATCTGTGTTACATCAATGTTCTGATTGATATCGTTAAGGTCCCATGGAGATACAAGTAATCCATTATTCACCTTAGCATATTCATCTTGAATTAGTTGATGATGTCTCAATGAGTAGCTATTGTTAAGCTTCAATGTACTTGGATACACGACTATTACTCCTTGATGATATAGCTTGAAGATCTCATCCATATGTACATTCAACTCAATATCTAGGACATCTTGAGATGCTAGTTGATAGCCTTGACCAATCAATGTAGTCACATCATCCGCAGTCACGTTGTTATCCCTGAATGGATTCATACATCCCATGATAGATTGTTGCCTCAAGTACTCAGAGCATATCTTACAACCACATGAGTCATCAGAACTTGAAGAGCTATCACACTCGAGAGTCTTGAATAACCAGGGGTACTTACGACAGACAGGTATCTCAGATGACATGATCTGTGAGATTTGCGTGATTGTTACCTTGAATGAACCGAAGTATAGCGTATGTGGGAGATTGTCAATTAGTATGATTCAACTAACGCAACAGTAGAGATTGATCACATCTATGCTCTGGGAGATATTCATAATCCAGGCCTGTCCTACGACACAACAATCGGTGAGATATTATGTTGAACATACTTGAGTCATGACACCATCTGAAGAGATGATGTAATGTAATTGTGATGTTATGATGAGGCTATGATGTCAATATCTGAGTACTGTTGTAATGATCTATTACTGAATGTGAGAGGCAGTAGGCAGTTCTTCACACAATCAGTATACCCCAATCTATGTAATCTGTAGAGTCTATGAGATAGTGTACTCTGTATGATATTAGTTAGATATACTAGTATGCCTGAATCATCCAATGGATAGTTATGTCTCAAGAAGTCATGCTTGTGACTGAACCATGAACGCATTGATTGGTCATCTCCCGTCTCACTTATTAGAATATAACTTGAGTCATTGGAGAGTAATGCTCTATTCACCTCATGTTGAGGTAACTTGTACTTATCGTTCAACGAGATGAGATCTTCACAGGTTATGTTCATTCTATCAAGTCTATTGGTGATCTTATCTACTGAGATATATCCTGAATCTAACAGATCTCCAATATGATGATATCTCAGTTGATCATGTGTTAAGATCTCTTCTATGATGGCACTGTCCGACAACCATTGATCATCAGGAAGGACAATCCATCCATATTGCTTCAATCTCTGTCTTCTCAGATGTCGGGGAGTCTTCAGATCTTGTATCAACTCATCAATATTGGAGATCTCATCATCAATGTACTCTCCGTGTATGACTTCGGGGATCATGTACTCATTCAATCTGTCAATCTTCAATGACTTACATACAGATATTGAGCGATATGAGGTATCTCCCTTGGTTATCTCAATTAACTCCTCTGGGGTCAACCATGGAGCTATTACATCACTACAGCTAGGTTGTTCTAACCCCCTCAGGTGATCTAATGTTACTTCAGGGTGCCGGAGGAGTTCATCATCTATTGCATGTCCTTCACGGATGTATGATTGAACTAATGATTGTACATTGAAGTTCTGGATGCATGTCACATACTCACAGATAATATTGTGAGGATCAAGGAAGTGAGTGATGAATGGATGATGGATTAGGATCTCACGTGTAATCTCTGGTAAGTCTTCCCATTCCTGATGTAACAGCTCAAGTGTCTCCAGATCTATTCCAATGTGTACCTGATCAGGGGGAGGATTGATACAAGCCAACACATCCTCAGGATTGTCATACTTCAGGATAGATCTATTAATCCATAATCTATAACCTTCAATGTACTGGAGAGATCCATCTTGAATACACTTGACAATCTCAGATATATCAGAGTATTGAAGGATGTTGTTAATGATGTCTCGTTGATTGCAACAGTGATTGCATAATATCCTGATATGTTCGGATCTAAGCCTTGGATTCTTAGATAGAGGTCTCAAGTATTCAAGATCACGGATAGGCCCTATGAGGAATATACAGTGATCAGGGTCAGATCTCTCTAACATTGAAGGATAATAGAATGATCCTGTGATATTGGGCATTGAGCTAATTGCTTGTACATGCTCCAGACAGACAGATGGATTGTATGAGAGAGATGATAGATTCCAGGGGAGATTGGGATATCTCAAGATCTCAGATATGTCTATATTCCTGGAGATAATCCTCATATCCCAGACTGATCGAACTATTCTAGGAGTTAATGACAGTCTATCCTTCAGGATTATGCTATGATACTCTCTGGAGTATGTTGGGTTAGAGTTACTTACATATGATAGATTCAATGTGATATATTCTGACAGCTTCAATATCTCATCCATGTGCATATTCCTTGCTATGTCTGATCTATCAACTTCTGTAAGTTCATAGCCCAGACTGAGTAATGTTAGTACATCTTGGCATGTCACGTCGGGATGCTCGAATGGATCGGAGGACTTAACCATCAATGTAGCATGAGTTGACCCTGAGAGATATGGACCCTTAACTCCCAGAACTGTATCATTAGTTGCATCATATGATTCATTGTTGAGGAATAACCAAGGATGAGTACGACATTCAGGTATATCTGAGTTCATGATCAATCGATGAAGAGATATTTATACCGAGAGCAACCTGAGAGGGAGAGCACTGATCGTAGCATCTACTGTAATATCCATCCAATAACTGAGATAGATAGTGAGATCACAATTGAATATATGAGTAATTCTGTGGATGTCAACTATATCTCTATGTGATATTCAATTCAATCAGTGTAAGCATGATCTCATCAATGATAATGAGACTATGTCATCTATTGTGTTAGTATGTGATTGTTCTGGGACCTACAATTCTACCTGATCTAAGTGCTGGAGCAGTTAATGTCCTCACAGGTTGATCAGGTTGTGTTGTTGTATCATTCCTGGGCCCTCTGCTGTATTGTTCATCTCTGGATCTATTAGAGAACGATCTACCCCCTCTGCCTCTACCGCGTCCTCTACCTCTCTGAGCTTGTCGCAGGAATTCTCTAGTTCTCTCAGCATTCCTAATTGTATCTAATGATCCTGTTGTATCTGTGTAATCTATGTTAGAAGTAGCTTCGAATAACTTAGCCCTATCCTCGGTGAATGTTGTTGTATTGAACACAGCTCTGATGATTCTATCCATATTGGGAGGAGGAATGAGAGCTATACCTTGATGTTCCTTGTTCTTACCATTAACATCAATGATGAAGTCTTCAGGATACATATCAGCTATTGGAGAGTCTGGTAGTGCTAGAGCTCTAACCTCTTGAGGGAGTAGATTAGCACTGGATCTAGGGAGAACAGCTAATAGTTGATAGATTGGGTTCCAAGAGACTTGATCTGGTGACTCTGGAAGGAAGCCTTCGAAGGCAACGTCTCCTGTGGTGACATTAGATATCTGCTCTTGTTCTGTTCCTTCAAGGAATGATGTAAGCAAGGTATCAGCCACATCAGTGATTAGGGGAGCATAGAAGTGAGGATAGAACCAATCGACATTGACAGATTGCCAATTACCCTGGTAGTAATGGAAGACCCAAGCTAATCCAATGATGTAATCATAGGACATATTCCTGACATCATTGAGTGTAACATTCAAGTCAACTCCAAGAGCTTCTGCAACATCAGGCTGTCCTCTGGGATTGAATATATAAGCATACCATAGGTTTCTGTACTTATCGAAGTCAATACCATATTCATCAGGAGATGTGAGATAGACACTCTGCTTGAGAATAGGAGATGGATACTGAATAGATCTAGTAGCTTCTCTCTTCAATAGATCAGGCTCGTACTGTGATACTAATCTGAGATATTGACCGAAGTTATACCAGATAATACCCCCATCTAATGTTGTTAAGGGACCTGTATCTACATAGTTATCCTTGTACACTCCTAGGAGATCATCCATTGATATTCCAACATCTTCCAAGCTGGGTTGATGGGGAAGGAAGTCATTACCTATGAGGAATGATATCAACACGAAGTCACGAAGGACAGTGATCTCTTGGTCAGATGTGGGCTTAGATCTTAACATCAGTCTGTACACCAACTCAGCTACTTGATCAATAATGACTATATCATGTAAGTTCTCTCTGATTAGATGAATACCTGAGATAGGTGCTAATAAGGATAACATTACAAGATCCGCATCTAACCCGTACAATAGATGAGCTCCTACAGAATCGGAATAGAAGCCAGATCTCATGAAGTCCATGATCTTATGTTCTCCTTCCCCAGGGACTAGATGACTTGAATAGATTAACTTACTAGGGAATGAAGCTCTGTTGGTCAGGAGGAAGTTCTGAATGTGTGTATCTAACGCCATCATCATCTCGGTTCCTGGAGTGATTGAGTTAGGATCGAATATCTTCTTGTTAGGTCCTACCCTTGAAGGATCTGAGCTAGGCTTGGATGATCTGAATCTTCTAGATCTCTGCTGATTGATCTTAGCCCTCGGAGCTGTTCCATCTACAGCAATAACAACAATGTCTGAGGGATTAGTTCTCCTGACGATTCTGAGAAGATTAGATGTCACTTCATTGAAGAATTCAGCTCGAAGGAGAGCAGGGTCCATCTTCTGAATGACTGCGTCTCTTGATGCATTGTGGGATTCACCATAGTTGTAAACCTTCTGAGCTGCTGTATGAATTAATCCATTAGCATCAATACTGAATGAAGCAACATTACGTGGTATGTCTCTAGTGATTATTCTAACACCTGATTCTCTGTTATGTCTAGCGATCCATGCTGAATAGAAGTTAGGAATACCCATCTCTGAGTGTTTTCGGGCGCGAGATAATATCACAGGGTGGTGTGACATGATCTCGCTAGACATATAACATCATCCGGAGTCCCATCATTCACTCGCCCATCCTCTAAAATGTCATTATACTTACTGGGATCATTAATAGATGAGAAGGACATCAATGAGAAGGTGTATATATTAGAAGGGAAGAAGTGTAATGGTAAGAGCGTATACAAGAATTGCAACAATAGAATCATGAGAGAATACTCTGGGGGGCTATCAAGAGAATAGACAGATCTACGGGATATGAGGGGTTATTGACAGATTGTGAGGGATATTCAGTTATTAGAAGCATTCCCCAGTTGCCCTGGATCTTATCTCTGAGGCTATGAACACCGTTCAGGTTCAAGTAATTACAATATACATAGCAATACCCATGGGGTGATGTTATGCTTACATTAACTGATCATGTACAGAGTCATGGCTTGAAACAACAATGTCATCTCAATGGTTATCTGAGGTAATTGAACAAGCCATCAAGGACAGAGATCACAGACATCAATTAGAGAGGGATAACGAAGGATTCATCAGGGATATGAAGCTTAGAGACTTAGAACTAGATCATAAGATGCAACTGGCTGGATTGAACTCGATTATGAAGTTCAAGATGAAGAATACATCAGATCCTCAGAGACACCGAGAGCTTCAAGAGAAGTATGATGCTCAAGTCCTGCAGAGTGTTAGAGAGTATAACGAACTTGTGGATAGATTGTTGAATCCTCCTAGAAGTGAGATCTTAGAGGAATATGGGACGAAGCATAGATGAATCATTAGATCTAGCATAATACCATTGAAGGAATGGTGTAATGCCCAATATTGTTCTACGACTAATATCACGTTAGTTAACTACTGCATTAATTCATACATCAGTCTGTGCTGATGGAGATATCGCATCATCTCATTCAATGATGTAATAGTTACAGTATCCATTCATCGATCTATTCTCTGACAGAGTATCTCAATGTCCAGGAATGATCTCATACTCTTCTCCGTGAATGGCATAGGGTTGAAGCAATTACGTATTACCCTATATTCTCCTATAACACATAGATGATACAATCTGGCATCTATCTCATGGAAGATACATGGTCTAATCCCTGTTTCCTCCAAGGTCATATGAGTATCACTCATGAGATTACATATATCTTGAAGGGATAGATCAGTGCATTCATGGGGATTAATATCTAACCTCGAAGCAATACCCAACGTCATTCCTGGAGTGTACCCGCGTATCTTACCGGGATATCCAAGTTGTAATAATTGAGGAGCTGTGAGAACATCACCCAATGACCCATGAACTATATCTCTCGCTGTGAATGACGTCAAGAGTTCATCAATACTTACCTGTTGAATGGTGATATAACTCATGTAATCCTCATTAATGTCTATCCCGAACTTGATAGCTTCACTGAAGGGAATGTTAGGGTATATATAACTCCAATTGCTCTCGATCTCCTCGAATGATATCCTTCCCGATTCAACAAGGTTCATGTAATCTCCATGCGTCATCTTGGAATTATAGCGTAATTCACGCATATCAATCTCGGGTAAGTGCTCAAGTTCCGAAGGATCGAGAATTCCCTCTGGGGCTATGGGGTTAATGGCATATGTGCTGAGATCAGATATCTTAAGCCATCTGCATCTACAGAGAGCATATGGCTTGATGCTGGGTATCACTTCTATTAGATCTTCGGGCTTAACAAGTATTGTAGGTCGCCAGTATCCCCCGCGAGGTTGGACATTATATCTAGCTATGAACCTCTTGATATGATCTATAACAACATCATCTCTGTTCAGTATAGCATCAAGAACAGCCTCAGGATCACACGTATAATTGAATTCCATCAACGCTTCAATATCATGATGTAACGCTACAGCTGAGGTGAGCATAGAGCTGTTGAAGGCAGGTGTTACAAGATGTTCTCTTATTAGGTCTAGAGTTCTGGGATGTGTTGTTAATACTTCATTCAATTGTCTTGGGTAGCAAGAGGGATCATCACCTAATAATGAGATCATATCCCTCAGATCATTGATGTCACAGTTACAATACATTCTCCTATCATAATCCTTCAGTAATATCTTCAATCTCTCAGCTATCTCGGGAGTAAGTCTCTTGTTCATCCACACTTCTCTCCAACTCAGATCAATGTCATATCGCGATAACAATACAATAGTGTCTACAATTCTTGAAGGTTCCATATTCCTGGATAGTTCATAACAGAACGACTCCTCAATACCTGATCTCTGTACCTCTTGAGGGAATCTTCTACACAATTGAAGCACATGTTCAGGAAGTAACTCTGGATTCCTCGCTAGTATATGACATGTGTTGCCTGTAACAATCTCCATACACAGATGAATAGATGATCTATCCATGAGTTCACAACGATGTCCCATGGGAATATTCAATCTATCAGCATGTTCCAATGTAACTGATCTGTTCTGTAATAGCGATGTCATCCTCCATTCTATCTCGGGATGTTCAAGTATCTGAGAGACATCTATATGCTCAGACAATGCAGAGATATCCCAACATGTCATGAATGCCCTATCCGATATATTCATCATCTTCGACCTGATCATCTTGAAGTCTTCCAGGGTGATGGAGTGCTTACGGATACTATGGTGATCTATTCTTGGATGTAAGTGGAGAGTCTCATACAATTCAATAATCTCATGTATATTCAACAACTTAACAATATCATTGATATCATCTATACAAGGCTCATACTTGTTATCCCTAATGAACTCAATGATCTGTTGAAGAGTTAAGCCTTCAGTGTTGAATGGTCTCAATCCTTCAGTTCCCCTGAATACCCAATCCCTGAATTGATTGTTAGATCTCATGATGCAATAGGTGTTAGATTATTGATTTCGCGAGACATACATCCCAGGAAGGGCATCATCCTAAGTTCATATACTATTAGGTGGAGAGATGAATGGATAGATACACAAGCCTCTGCGAATATGTTCAGTAACACAGTGATATCATGGATTAACCTAACAATGCATTACTTCATCTGTAATTATACCATCCCCACGTAGATAGTATCATTCATTCATGTAATATGTATCAATTGTTAGAACTGCACACTCTCAGGATCATCATATTGAGCAGTAGATACTTCCTTCTTCTGTTCAATTCTAGACTTCCAATCTACAGCCTTAGTAACATTCAATTGGGAGTATGAACCAACACCAATCTCATAGAAGTTACTCTTAATCTCTGAGGCTATATCTCTTAGCCACCCAGGTAGAGAGCTTGGCTGAGAGTCATAGATAGGATCATAACCTAATCTAATCATGATGTTATTGGCTAAGATCTCAATATATGTCTCCAAGAGTTCAGGATTGAGCCCATGTTCATATATCACCTCACCTGTCTCTTCATCAATCTCTCCTTCACCTAGAACATATCTAGCGAATCTCTTCTCAATCTCAACAGCTTCACGGATTAATGCAATAACGTCCTCAAGGGAAGGGAGAATAACTCCCCTCTCCCTCAGTATGTTGTAGCGATCAATACTGAACTTAGTATGTATTCCCTCGTCCTTGCTAATCTGTTCGTTAGCGAATATAATGTTCTGAATCTTACCTGTGGGTCTGAACCTGAAGATGATAGCGAAGGATGATTGGAAGAACAGGCCTTCCATACATACATTAGCTAACAATCTCATAGGTCTGGAGCTTGAGTCAGACATCCATCTATTCATCCACTTAGTCTTCTCTCCAATGACCGTTGCTTCTAATTCTAATCTAATAGCCAATCTAGCATCATCATCAGGGTTGAGACCTGCATCAATTAGGGAATAAGTCTCATTGTGAATATTCTCGATAGTGCATTGGATCATAATGAAGAATTCCTCCTCCTTACTCTCACAGTCATACATAATTCTCTTGGCATATAGATCGGAGACATAACCATCAGCTATCGAGAAGAATGAGTGAATGAGTGATATCACTCTCCTCTCGAATGGAGTGAAGTTGTTGAAGTCTTGTAGATCCTTGAAGAAGTCAAGTTCATCAGAAGTCCAGAATGCTGCCAATTGCATCTTATAGAATAGATAAGCTCTCTCGTCCCTGATAGGGAATAGATTATACTTCACTTCAGCACATTCATCTGATGTCGATGTAAGCTTCTCAATCTTGTTCAGGTAGTAAGCTACATCCTTCTTCCTCTTAGTCTTGTTCTTAGTCAATGGACTATTGTGTACTTCAGACTGTTCCATCAACTTGAGAATATCCTCTGATAGCTTCTTCTGTTCATTAACCATAGATCTGATATCTTGAATGGATTGGCTGATGGACTGACTCATTGTTTGATGGAATGATCACCGAAGGAGTGACATAGGATAGATCGTAGTGGATATAATGTCCAATCTACTACGGTATTGATGTGCATTACTCTATGTATATGAGTGCTGTGATCTCATGTATTCAAGATGAGATAGTAAGCTCCATGAGTTAGATCAATGGGAGGATGAATTGAGGGACTAACGCAACTATGGATGGGAGGATTATGGCGTCAATCGCAGAGATATACCATAGGTATGATACAGCCAATCTATAGATTATATAGTTATCGAGGACTCAACGGGAGAATGATATACTAACGTAGATATGAATGGGATGATAGGATCGTTCGCAACACGGCCCATACATCTGAGACAGTCAGTATATTAATCTCAATCATTCCTTGATCAATTGATTATATCATCATATATACTCTCAATGATATAATCTTCAATATATCCATCTCTTACAGATAGCACACTCCATCCTTACACTCTGACGGATCTGTTGTAAGTCCATCTCTAATCTCAATATAACAGTCACGACAGGATACTTGATACACATCAGATCCTCCGACTAAGATCTCTTCGTCTGAAGCTACAAGTCTATTAGTGAATCTAGCTGGAGTTACCTTACTCTTAACCTTCAAGCATCTCTCACAGACGGATGTATGCATAGTCATAGAATCAGAGAATGGTATTAGATTCAATACTCCATTGTTGAATGGTACTCTGTTGAAGTCTCCATCTAATGCTGTGATATATACGGGCTTGTTATTAACTTCAACCCAAGCTCTAACAGTATCAATATCCTCATAGAATTGTCCTTCATCAATCTGAATAGCATCATATTCTGTAACATCGATCCTATCCAATCTATCAGTCTTAACACATGTGACTGTTGAAGGAAGGTCTAGGTGACTGAATTGATGTGTTGATATCATACCATCTCCAGTGAGATTAGGTCTAACATCCAACGAATGGTTAATGTACAAGCACTTGAAGCCTAGATCTGATAATGTCACCAATCTCTGAATGGATAGGCTTGTCTTCATTGACTTCATACATCCAAGATCCATATGTAAGCCTCTGCCTCTAGATACGAGATCAACCCTGATTAACTCCATTTGATGATACAGTCCCTGAAGGGCTATGTACACACTGAATAATATACATCCTGGAGGCTAGAGTTATTATCATCCCTTGAAATCATGCAAGCTTACACTCCTACCTTCGTCCTAACCAAGATTGATCCACATGATGTCTTCAGAGCTTATATCTCTGGAGCGTTCAAGGATATAGTGTCTCCCCCTTCAAGACTGTCAATGAAGAAGGTGATGGCATCTACGATGAGCCATGGAACTGATGAATCCTCAGAGACGTTCACAACCAAGGACAAGATGGGTATCACTAGAACAATGATTACAACAGGACATAAGGCTTACGAAGCATTCATGAATGATATAGACTTCATACCAGATAAGTGCTTATGGTGTAGATGCAAGATCCCCGATGATTGTGAGCCCATAGGCATACCTATTGATTCTATTCAGAACAAGGCATTCTATTGTGTTCTGAAGGCCCACTGTACATTCGAATGTATGTACGCTACTCTAATGGCTAGATCATCAATGTCTTCAATGTACAGGGATCTATATCATTCCAAGTCAGCGTATCTGGCTAATGTTATGTTCAAGACTGTAACAGGATCGGATGAGGATATTGTTCCTGCAATGGATTGGATCCTCCACGAAGAGAATGGTGGCCCTCTATCTGATGATCTCTTCAGATGTAAGTCCACAAGACTGAAGAAGACTCATAGCTTAGTTCTACCTCCAGTGAAGACGATCCTCGAGAGAATAATACAGAAGAAGTAGATCTATTCATTGTAATCATATACGTCCTATAATACGGGAAGTATCTGATATAGTTGATGTTCATTATTATCACATTGATTGATGATAGATTACATGACATATATCGCCTATGTGTATGAATTGATTGATGGGAGATATAGATCAATTCATACTATAGTTGATAGTGATTGAAGGAGGTGAGGGTCGTTCATATATTGACAGGATTAATGCATCAACAGATCTCACAGTCACTGCATTAATCGATCCGATCTTCGATCGGAATCGAACGCTACACTCGGAGAGATACGCAATCCTACCATCAGGTGGATTGCTTGCGGATCTCCTCGTGACCAACAGTCCACCGGAGGGTTATTCAGACATATTCAGTGTACTTGAGATATAGGTGAGATTGAGATCCAACCGAGGTGACAATGATCTAGTTCTCTCAGACTTCAAGATCATGAGACATAGTGAGAATTAGACCTGATTCTGAGAGATGATGATTATGTACTATACTCCATAGTGACTGAGTGATCTGAAGCTGATCCATTAACTGTCTTAGTAATTGTAACAATAGATCCGAAGGTCATTGAATTAATCCTACCAATGTGAGAATGATGTGCGGATCGTCTTATGGATCACAGCACAGTAGAGGGTTATTCAGACATATTGAGTGTACTTGAAGTATAGGTGAGATCGACATCCAACCAAGGTGACAATGATCTAGTTCTCTCATACTTCAAGATCATGAGACATAGTCAGAATATCCATCCAATTCGTAATCTCAATTAATTCATACATCTGGACTATTGATGTATTAATTCAAGCTCAACGCTCCTCGGTTGTACCTCGAGATGTGCCTCCAATACAGTTCATTAATTAATCTGTTGGTGTTGTTGGAAGTATTCACAGACTTGAGTTGATGTGATATGCCAATTGATCTATGCCCAGGAACCAATCAGTCTAGATCTCAGGAATGACTCTAACATAGATGATAGGCCAATGGGATTATTGTATCAATCTAGGACTATGGATCTAATCAATATCTTGAGGAGATATGCATTAATTCAGATCCTAGGGACATAACATATCTCTCGGGAACTAATTATTGAATTGGTCTAGAGTCTAATCACTGAATCATCCTATGAGCCAACTGGTGATATGATCTAGGATGATGGAACTAACAGATGATATGATCCGTAAGTATTGTCATGTTAGTCCTAGATCTAATCAATGTATCTCTCAGGATCTAATCAATGTATCACTCAAGGACTAATCATTGAATCACTCAGGATCTAATCATTGAATCACTCAGGATCTAATCATTGAATCACTCAAGGACTAATCAATGTATCTCTCAGGATCTAATCAATACGGCGAATTCGAGGGAGCGGCCTCCCTGGAGATTGATCGGTTGGGTGAGATTCTGCCTGCGTTGGATCTTCAGGGACACATTGTATCAATCTATGAACCTATCTGTTAGTCCTAGATTGATACAATGATTAGATCCTGAGAGATGCATAGCTTAGACCTATGAACCTAGATCAATTCAATGATTAGTCCTAGATCAATTCAATGATTCATCCCTGAGAGATACAATGATTCATCCCTGAGAGATACAATGATTCATCCCTGAGAGATACAATGATTCATCCCTGAGAGATACAATGATTCATCCCTGAGAGATACAATG